TGCAAACGTAAAGAAAACCAGTTACAGATCGACACAGCTCCCGCTGCTATATAAGAACACACACCACAAAGATCAGTTCACCCACACAATCACACTATGTGTCTCACCCGCAACATCAAGATTATCGGAAAACTTCCGAACTTGGCAACTCCTATTGGAGGCGGCTACAATCTAGAGTTAAAGGCTCAGTACGACAAAGTCGTTTACTCAGCTCTCAAGAAGCACTTTAGCGATGAAGACATCCTCAAGATGACCAAAGGTTATCGCAGATCAGCATGGTCTCAAGACGCCTTCGCGACAGATATCGACAAACTTGACTCCGAATACTTCGAAGTTACGAAAGACGAGTTTTACTATAAAGCTCTAAACACGATAAAGCGAAAATTCTTCACTCCGAAGAAATTACTACGTCCCGTGCATTTTGCAGACTTACGTCACTATCCTTGGGAATTATCTACCAACGTTGGCGCACCTTTTAACAGCTCCGACAAATGGAAGAAATATGTCTCAGAACGCTTTGAACACGTTAAGAACGGTACCCCGTTTACAAACGCCTTCAATCGCGACCTATTCGCAGAAGCTCATCAGGGTCAATCCCTAACTCCAGACATGGTTAAGCCTAATATGTCCAAGAGAAACCTCTACAACGAAATGTTTACTATCAATCGTTGGAAGATACACTTGATAAAAGAAGGATACACCACAACTCAGACCGGCCACAACTTAAAATATTGGCATACGGCATTCGCCCGACTTCATTTAGTCGAAGACGAAGCTGAAGACAAGGTCCGACTTGTATTCGGTGCTCCCTCACTTGGCCTACAAGCCGAGATGATGTTCATCTGGCCAATTCAGGTTTGGTTAATGTCTCAGGGCGAAGACTCACCGCTATTATGGGGCTACGAAACGCTTACCGGCGGATGGTACAGACTCAGGGGCTACTTTGAAGAAAAGTTCCGGAATCATACGACTATCCTAACAGCCGATTGGTCAGGATTCGATCGCCGAGCACGACACTCCGTCATCGACGATATTCACTCAGAAATCCTACGACCTATGTTTTCGTTCAGCGATGGATATCATCCTACGCATGACTACCCAGAAAGCAAGTCAGAAGGTTACTCCGATCAACGGATCGAGAACCTTTGGAACTGGATGACCGACGCCATAAAGTCGACGCCTCTCCTACTCAATGATGGAACTCTTATCGAATTCCAGCACTCAGGCATCTACTCAGGCTACTTACAAACCCAGCTCCTTGACTCAATCTACAACATGGTTATGATCTACTCAACACTATTCAGAATGGGCATCAAAGAATCAGACATCGAACTCAAGGTTCAAGGCGACGACTCAGTTATCGCACTTCGAATCATGTACATCCTGGTCGAACATTGGTTCATCAGAGAATTCGAACGCCTGTCAGCCAAACATTTTGGATCCGTGTTAAGCCTAAAAAAGACCGAACTTTCAAACGGTTTTGAGAATGTCGAAGTTCTCAAATATCGTAATAGGAATGGAATGCCTTACCGTGACCCCCTGTCACTAATGGCTCAACTCATCCATCCTGAAGGATCAGTCTCTCTTGAAGCTCTCAAGGCGCGAGCAGTTGGCATAGCATATGCTAACGTCGCTAGCGACCTCCGGGTTTACCGCACGTGCGAAGAAATCTACACATCTCTCCCGCATATCAAAGCGAGTGAATCCCCGAAGCAACAAACTGGCTTACTCAAATTTATGGTCCTCTTCCTAGGATATAAATATGATTTCACGATCTTCCCGACTATGTACGAGACTTGTTCCAGATTACTTGATCAACGCCTACCGCTCCCTTCCGCGCGATACTGGCCAATTAAGCACTTTATTGGACTCCCCGGTTG